TTAAATTTCTAACCGATGGTATTACCAAATTGACAAATTGGTTAAAAAGTTTGACACCATTTATGAGAAATATAATTGTAATAACTGCTGCATTATTAGCATTGATTGCTCCATTAAGTTTTGCATTATTAGGATTTATGGCACTTGTTAAATCGTTACTGATATTGACAAAAGGAATAACTATATTCGCAACGTTAAAATCAGCTATCGGTTTACTATTATATCCACAATTTCTGTTGATTGCTGCCAGTATTATTGCTGCTGCCGCAGCTTTAGTCTTATTTATCGAAGATATTGATGTCTGGATTGCTGGCGGGGATAGTTTAACAGGTAGGTTACTAGGACCGTGGGAACGTTACCATGATGGATTAAAACTACTTTGGAAGGGTATCTCTGGGGATATGGATGCATTATCAAAAGCTACTGATAAAATGGTAATAGAAATGACCAGAATAATTAATCATTTTTTTGACGATACACGTGTAGGGAAATTCATAAAAATTTACTCAGGATTACAAGGACTACAGGATATAGCTGGTGGTATTGGTACAGCGATAGGTGCAGGTCAGACTATGGCAGGATTGCCAGTTGATCTATGGATACCCTATCTCAAAAATTTGACAGGAAATAAATCATCACAGAATATTACCGTAGATAGTACTATCAATATGCAAGTACCTACGGGAACACCACAACAGCAAATAAAAGCCGTTGAAGAAGCGGCAAAGGTCGCAGTACGAAAAGAATTACATAGAGAATTAAATCAAGTGATGCGTTTTGGATACGGAGTGTCAGAATAACAATGGTAAATATGCTTTTAAATAGAAAAACACCTGGTAAAATTGCAAATATTGTATTGGATGCAACTATTAATGAGACACACGAATATAAAAATGAAGTGACAATGTATCCGATAGAGTATGGTGGATTTATTTCAGACCATATTAGGAGTCAACCTGAACAAATAACAATCAATGGATTTATTACAAATACTCCAGTACCTAATTCGTTATTTGACCTATCTGCGTATAGTACTGCATTTACTAATAGTACCGCAGGAAAATTGTTGAAAAGTACTTCTAAGACCAGAGTAATTTCAGTTTTTGAAGAACTGTTATATATTGCAGGTTATCAATACCCTATTGTAAATAATATCTCAACAAGTAAAAATGAAAAAATATTGATAGATATAGTGACGGGTTTACGAGTATATACAGATATGGCATTAATATCGTTATCTATTCCCAGAGATTCAAATACTGGGGAAAGCTTGCATTTTACTGCAACATTTATCAAAGTCACCAGAGTTAAATCAGAGATGGTATTAATTCCTAATGTAACCAATAAAAATGATATAAAATCACAGGCAAGCAATAAAGTGAACTCTGGGAGTAAAGTAACGACTGATGTAAAACCTGGATCGAGAACGTCAATTGCAGCAACATTATATGATAGAGCAGCGAAAGGATTGGATAGTTTACTAAAATGATTACGATACCTTTTCTCGAATATGATTCTTTTTCTGAAGATGTAGTATTGGATAATATAGCATTACGATTATCTTTTTTTTACAATACTCGCGGTGAATATTGGTCAATGACTATTTCAGATTTGGATGATAATATCATTATTTCAGGGATAAAATTAGTAATCGGGTATGAATTAATTCATGATTATTCATATTTAGCCTTACCAAAGGGTAAATTATATATTGTCGATGAAGCTAATGGATTAACAAAAATTTTACAACATGAGTTCATTAATGAACGTAGATTGCAAATGGTGTATATACTGGAGAGTGAAATTGAATCTATTTAATCGAATCGCTGTTGCTGAAATTGGCAATCCGAATACGATGGGATTAATGATCTCCGGTCTGAGAATGGTATTTACTATTAAAAAGACAATTACATCTGAAGCTAATACATGCAATTTAGATGTTTACAACTTGAATGAAGAAAGTAGAAATAAAATACAGCAATTGGATACTGTTTGTATTTTAAAAGCTGGATATAATGATAAACCTGTGGAAATTTTCAAAGGGTATTTAAGCGAGGTCAATCATATTTTTGAACCACCAAATATAATTACCAAATTAGGAATAGATGATGGTAGTAAAGTTTTAAAACAATCTAAAGTATCGGTTTCCTATGAAGGCGGTTCATCCTTGAAGCAAGCAATTAATGATGTGTTAAAAGGTTTTCAGTTACCAGAGAAAATAAAAAATAGTTTAATAGAAGTTGTTGATAAAAAATTTATTAATGGATTTAGTTACGTTGGAAAATCAAAGGATTTGATGGATAAATTGGCAAAAGTAGCTGGGATTGAATGGAGCATACAAAACAATGAAATCAAAATATTGAAGCAAGATAAAAGCGATAAAATATTGGCTACTAAATTAGCATATTCAACTGGATTGATTCAAAGCCCAGAACGTATAAAAGAAGTTGGAAAAGATGATTCAACTACAACCCAAAATCCTGGAACATTTGGTTGGAAAATCAAAAGTTTACTTCAACCACAAATTGAACCGGGGAATGCTATTATTGTTGAATCAAAAATGATACCTAAAGATAGTAAATTTAAAGTCATCACAGTTGAACACTCTGGTGATACACACGGCAATGATTGGATTACACAACTACAGGTGATTGACCTATGACAAATAATATTGGAAATGAGCCTAATTTTGTTCAGGCATTTTCTATCTTTATAAAATCATTTTTGGATAATATTCATACTGCTATTCCAGCAATTGTAACTAAATACGATTACACTAAACAAAAAGCTCATGTAAAACCGCAGTTTAATAGAAAATTTTCTGATGGAACTGTACTTGAAATGCCGATAATTACAAATGTTCCGGTTATTTTTCCGAGTAGTGGAGAAGCATCTTTAATTTTCCCCGTAAAAAAAGGTGATGCGGTATTGTTAATTATAGCTGAACGCTCAATTGATGATTGGTTATTAAAAAGTCAGCAAATTACTCCCAGTGATCCAAGAACATTTGATTTATCGGATGCTATTGCAATACCTGGTTTAATGTCGTTTGATAAGACCTCTCAATTAAGTAACCCAAATAAAGTTGAATTAACATATAAAAATTTTAAAATTTCTATTGATCAAAACGGAAAAATCGCAATTGGTATAAGCGGATTTGAGCTACTATCTATTTTATCTGATCTATTACAAGCCTTGATCAGAGCAACTACAATTACGGTCATTGGTGCTCAACCATTATCAATTTCAATTGATGGCACATTATTACAATTATTAACTAAATTATCCACAATAAAAGGCACATTATGAGTCTAAATGAATCAAGATTAAAAATTGCTATAAAAACCGAATTAATGAAAATACCCTCCGCTAATGATAACGATGGTACGTTAAGTAAAGTCAGCGAAGCTATTGCCAAAGCCGTCGTCGAAGAAATTAAAAATAATTTAGAAATAAAAATACCTATTACTACTGTAATTACAATAGTATCTCCTCCAGCGGTTGGTATTTTAAATATTGTACCTATACCTTGTACGGTATTATAATATGATAGATTTATTAACTAATACAAATGGTGATTTGACTGTGAATAATTCTGATCTTGTCTTAGTCACGGGTATTGATAGAGTAGTGCAGGCAATCCGAATCAAGTTAAAATTTTTTTACGGTGAATGGTTTTTGGATACGACATATGGTATAAAATACCAAGAACTGATTTTTATAAAAAATCCGAATGTCAATATTGTTGACGATGCTTTAAAAGCAGCCATTGTCGATGATCCTGATGTGTTAGAATTAATCAAATTCGAATCTGACATTGATAATCGAACACGTGTACTTACTGTATCATTTGTGGTAAATACTATTTACGGTATTGTTACAATTGAAAGTGAGAAACTATTATGAGTTATGGGGTATTGTTAACCGGATTTAATATAAAACGATTAACGGATATAAAAACGGAAATCGAAAATGAATTTAAAGGTGTTTTCGGGGATATCGATTTAAATCCTGACTCGGTATTTGGACAAATTATTGGTATTTTAAGTAAACGAGAAGCTGATTTATGGGAAGTTTCCGAAGATGTATATTTGAGTGAATATTCCAACAGTGCAGAAGGTGTATCTTTAGATGGAGTCATACAAAATAATGGATTGACACGATTACCTGCCACTAAATCAACCGTACCTATTATTATGACAGGCACTCCAACAACAGTAATACCTATAGGGTTGCAAGTAAGAGTGACAACAACAGGTGAATTATTTGTATCTATCGAAAGTGTTGTCATACCCACAGAAGGATCAATAGCGTGCAACTTAGAATCTGTAAATTACGGTAAAATAATTGCTCCTGAAAATACAATCACTGAAATTGTTACACCATTAACCGGATTAGATACATGCACAAATTTGGTTGCAGCTACACTGGGGAGAGAAATTGAAAGTGATATCGAATTAAGAATAAGAAGAAAAGTTAGTCTAAGAATACAAGCAGTATCAACGGTGGAATCAATAAAGGCAAGGATATTACAAGATGTTGCTGGTGTGACTTTAGTTACAATAAAAGAAAATGTAAATGGCACCGTTGACTTACAAGGTAGGCCTGGACATTCTTTTGAGACTGCCGTAACCGGGGGATCTAATCAAGACATATTAGATAAAATTTGGGAATTAAAGCCTGCGGGGATTGAAACGTATGGGAATGTTACAGGAATTATTGTAGATAGCGGTGGGGTAAATCATACTATTAAATTTAGTCGACCGGTGACAAAATATATTTGGATAAAAGTATCAATTGAATTAAATCTTGAAGAAGTTTTGCCTGCTGATGGAATTGATCAGATAAAAAATGCTATGTTGTTATTTTGTAATAGTGAATTTACAATGGGAGATGATATCATTATACAAAAATTATATGCTCCAGTGTTTGAAATAGTAGGGGTATATAGTGCATTAATTGAAATAGCAGCAACAGATACAATACCAGGTAGTTGGCCAACATTACAGACGACTAATATTGCTATTGGAGATATACAATTACCTGCTTTTGATTTGACACGAATTAATGTAGTAATTTTATAAAAGTGAAAAATTATGAGTTTACATCAAATAACAAGTTCAAATATTTTAGGTTGTGTTTGCAATACTGCTTATCGGCATCCATATTTGTTTGCGATTGGTGCAGATGATCATGATGATAGTTTGCTTTTAACTACAGAAGCAAAACTCGTTGCATATACGTATGTTGATGGTGTTTTAACTCAGATAGGAACTACTTATCTTTTCGGAGAAAATCAGGTTAGTCCATCAATCGTCAACATAGATAGTAATTATATATATTGCACCTGGCTAGATGAAAATCCACCAGGTGCATCAATGTTTGGTATCTTTACTTTTAATGGTAGTATATTTACTAAAATCACATCTATTGCAACACAGGATTTAATATGGTATATGCAATGGTATACCCCAGAAAATACATCAAGATGTTTGAAATTCGGTGTACATATAGTATTAATAACTATGGCTCATATCGAAATATATAATTTTAATGGAACTAATTTAACTTTTGAAACTCTTTATTCTGTATCAACTACTGTTGCGATTACGAAAAAAGATGAAAACACATTTTTTCTATTGTGTGAAGATGGAATATACACCTATTCCATTAGTGGGACAAGTATAACATTATTAGGATCTTATCCTTTAGGGTATATTCGCGGTAATATAATTTATTACAATAATATGTTATTTATATTTGGGGGTTGGGTTGGGTTATATTCATTTCAATGGAACGGTTCAAGTTTTATTTTGGTAAGTTTTTTTGATACGTCTAATTTCCCCAGTGGTTATATATTTACAGGTTGTCAAATTTATGAAAACTTCTTTGCTGTGACTCAATGGTCATCATATATAATAATTGTTAAATATAATTTTATCACTAATTTATTTTCTATAACTGATCAATCAAATGACATAAATTCATTAACTGAAGTTTCCGTCACGGATTTTATATGTAATTTTTCTTCTGAAATAAGCGGAAATGTGAGTATCCCGATAAACTTTACAAATTTATCTCATAAGCAGGGAATTGCATCATCTCCATTATCTGATGTTCCAGGTGCTCTCGAAATGTATATTTTTGGAGACACTTCGGATTTGACTTATTTATGGGATTTTGGGGATTTAGTTACATCCACTGATAAAGATCCATCACATACCTATAATAATCCAGGTACATACACGGTAACATTAACAATTACGAGTGCATGGGGAAGTAAAACAGAAACAAAAACTAACTATATTACTATTACTAAAAATAGTATGACAATTAATATAAACGCAGCATTACCAGATTTTCATACTTATTTTTCTCCCTCAGAGTTATTTCACTTATATCAAAATCCTAATAATTGGTATTTTAATTTAAAAGATCTGTTAATAACACAATTCAAAAAAGGCAACATAAAAGATATCAGTGATATCATGGAAAGAAAAGCAGATTCATTGTATACAGTTTATGTACAATTAAAAAGAGATAGATTTTTAGAAACTTCTTATGGTATTCAGTTAGATAATATTGGAACAATTTTTGATTTGTTAAGAAACTCTGGAGAATCCGATACAAATTATAGATTACGATTAAAATTTAAAAGAGATTCTTTAAAATATTCTGGACAATTTAACGATATTTTATATGCAATAAAATTTTTTACTGGAGATTCAGTACACACTTCCTTGATCGAAGTCTATCCGGCTATGCTAATAGGTCAAACAAATACAGTCATAACACAATTTTTATATGATAGTATAAAATCAATTATATCCGCTGGGGTAAGCTTAAATTTGTCTTTTCATGTGGGAGTACCATTAGTATTTTTAAATGACGATATGTCTACTCCAGCATATGGTAAAGGATTCAGCGAATTTAATGGTAGTATAATTGATTATGGTGGAGAAATAAGTGAATTATTTAACTGATTAATTAAACAATTTGGAGAAAAAAATGAAGCCGAGTACATTGCCCAGATTTGCAGATGTAGATACAATTGATCCGACATCCGGGATTACTAATGTTATTGAGCCTGGGGATACCCAGAAAAATACAGGATGGGTGTACAGACAATTTCCGGTACGTCAATTTATGAACTGGTTGCATAGATTGACGTATCAATGGTTATATTGGTTTAATGATCAAATGGATGCAATTTTTGATCCGCGGGATTATGGAAATGGATTACAAATAGGTGCCAATATTGCTTTGGCTGCTGATGCTGTAGTTGCTGCAGGGAGAGGGTATATCCTTTTGAATGGGGGGGAATATCTATGTGAAGTTAGCGTCAATTTTCATGGTATTCCCATTGTCTTTTCTCCTGGATCATATCTTACAATTAATGCCGGTATTGTAATTACAGGATTAAATATTTCTGGTCATCCTAAACATCAAATTATATATTGCGCCGTAGCTGATACACCTATTATAAAAGCAGATAGTTATGTAATACCAGAATGGTTCGGAGTTATTACAGTATCAAATACATTATATAAAGCAATTTTAGCTGCAAATGGTTTAGAAATCAAATTAACTCCTGGTAATATGTACGTACAAGCATCTTGTGCTGTTGATGTAAATGTTAACATAAATGGGTATGGAGCAATTATACAAGGTGTTGATCCATCAACAGAAATTTTTAACATAAGTCAGGATATTTTATATTTTATTTGTAAAGGTGTCCAATTTATATTTGATACTGATCCAACTACATCAGAATATTATGTGTTACAAAACTGGATTACTCCATATACTCCAGGAGATGAACATACAATTGAAAGATTAATTTTAGAAAATAATGATTTTGGTCATTTAAGAATTCGTTTTTGTACTCAAACTGGTAATTTTATAATAGTCAACAACACTTGGATAAATAACTCTGGTATAACAAAAGTTGACGGAGAGTATATTTTAATCGGTACAGGTACTGAAGATTTTGCGGCCTTGTCATATAGAGGAATTATTTCAGACAATTACATGGATGTCACACCAATTGACGGAAATGAAAATATTATAAGTATTGATGGATCAAAAACAGGTGTGATAATTAAAAACAATACTATAATAAACTCAAATGTTAATGTGAATGCTTATATTAATTTGTTCACTGGGGGAAATAATGCAAAAGTAATAAATAATATATTCAAAAATGTACAATTATTACGTAAACAAACACAAACGGGTAAATCTAATAATCCATACCCAGTAAAATTTGATTTGATTCAGGGTAATAATTTTGAGTTAACCACAGATTTTAGAGGAAATTTGTATTGTATCCAATGTCGAGGGTCGTGGTTCCAAATTAAAGATAATACGTTTAAAATTTCGTACAATGGTGAAGTTGGAAGATGCATTTACTTAACTTTAGAAGATGTCGATACTACACCTTTGACAATTCAAACGTCACATTTAGGTGTCATAACAGGTAACTTATTTGATTTGATTGATGCTAAATCTGACAGTGTTGCTGTTGCTCGTGTTAATGATGGGGATATTGGAGGTTATATAATTTTTGCCAATAATATACAGCGTGGTGGTGGATATGTTGCTCAATTAGGTCATAGTATTGCTGCAAATAATATTTGGCAAAATACTACTAATGGAGCGGGTAGAACGTGTATTGATATAGATTCTCCAGCCCTCGCAATTGGAAATATGTGTACGACAGAAGCGGAAACGTATATAGGTGATTCTTTTGCTGGAGAGAACCCAGGGTATAATAGATCAATAAGTACAACAATAGCCGGTGGTAGTAGTATCGATGCAAATAAAAATGACTTAGTTTTTGTAAATGGTACTGGGAATATTGGAATTACTGGGGGAAAAATAGGTCAAAAGTTAACAATAGTATGTTCAGGAGGATCACCAACATTTGTACATAGTAGTAATTTATGTTTACAAAATAATCAAAATGTTAATATTTTAATGAATGAAATTTTAGTTTTAATGAAGATAACTTTGACTAAATGGATACAAATATCTCTCCCAGCAATAAATACCGGAGAAATTTTAATGGGGTATAAATATGGTCTTGAAACTGAGAGAGAAGTTGCTGCCGGAGATAAATACAATCTGATTATACATAAAGGCATACGAAAAGATATTGACAATGTGTTAAATATGTATTTAGGAGAGTTTAAGAAATCTGTAATTGCAACAGGAGGAACAGATTTTGATCGATGGGTTGTTGGTATTAATAATGGTGGTGTAGCAACAGGTATTATAATTGCAGATGATATGTGGTTACATATATTTATAATCGGCAATAAATTAACTCGCATAATTGATATCGGATTGGATACATCAATTACAGCAGCAAACCTTAAAACGGATACAACATGGGGAGATAGTTTTGTATATAATTATATTGGATCAATTTATATATATGTTGCGTATAATGATAAATATAAAATTATGAATTATACGCAAATTAAAGATGACATTTTTTATGAAACTGGTATCACACAAACTCCCACATTGACAGGTAATTTATGGCAAGAGATGACATTAACTAATATATTTTGCCCCCCAGATATACAATTGATAGTAAAATTAGGTCAATTATCAGCTACGCACAATATAGTTATTGCTCCAGGAGGATTAAATACAGTACCTACAGGTATAGATATTTTTAAATGTGTTCCTTTAATCGGTTTTTCTAACAATTCTGAAATTTTAATTAATGATCAAAAATTTTATATCTATCCGCTTACTGCAGGTACTCCAGATTTGGCGATAAAATGTACAGGGTTTAAATATTTATGGTAATTTGTATATCGGTTTTCCTCCAGTTTAACCGATAGATAGGGGAGGAAACAATTTTTTGCCTCCCCTTTTATAAAAAATTAAATAGTTATGTATCTTAAATATAATCAATTATTTATAAATTTTTAATTTACCAGATTAGTGTATCGATATGATGTCGATATACCTAATATATATAGGTATTATAATTAATTAATAATTAATTAATATTAATTAGTAATTAATTATAATACCCTTTATATTAGGTATAGGCAGGTGCATATAGGTATTGACTTTTTTGAGATTTAGCAGTACAATATAGAAGGATAAAAAGGAGGGGGGGGGTATGACCAATATAAAAAATTTTATCGAATACAGGAAAAATTGTACGCTTGGTTGCCAGAATTGCAGCGGCCTGTCGTGCAGACCTTGGAGATTCGAAACTACGAAAAATACTCTCGATAATACCAATATTAAAATAATATTCTTAATTTCCCCCAGCGTGATAAAAATTAACAATAGCCAAATTAGGAGAAAAACGGTATGATTCAACAAGATCGATTTGGGGTGTATGAAAATTTAGAAGTAGGAAGTGAAAAATTTACCATGCGGTTAGTTCCTGGCGGTACATTTATGATGGGGTCGCCAGAAGATGAGCCAGGTAGATTTGTGGCTGGAGTACCACACAATATAAAACGATGTGATGAAAAACAACATATGGTATTGTTGACTCGTGATTTTTGGTTGGCAGAGACAGCCTGTACTCAAGGGCTATGGCATGCTGTTATGGGCAACAATCCTAGCCGTTTTACTGGAGATAGCAATCTTCCAGTAGAAACAGTAAGTTGGAACGATTGTAACGAGTTTATGTCTAAATTAAACAAAATATTTCCTATACATAATTTTTATCTACCTACAGAGGCTCAATGGGAATATGCGTGCAGAGCAGGCACTACGACCCCGTTCAGTTTCGGCAATAATATAACCACCGATCAGGTAAATTACGATGGAAATTATCCCTATAATGGATGTAAGAAAGGTTTGTATCGAGCAACAACAGTACCGGTAAAAACATTCGCACCAAATAGATGGGGATTTTACGAAATGCATGGCAACGTATGGCAATGGTGCCACGATTGGTATGAAAAATATATAGATCCAGATAAAGAAATAGAAAATCCGAAACGTGTGTTGCGCGGCGGCAGTTGGTACAGCGACGCCGGGTTCTGCCGGTGTGCCACCCGCTACCTGAGCCTATATCTGTTGAACGGCTGCGACAGCCACATTGGCTTCCGCCTTTCCAGAGATTGCGCCGAAAGCGATTGGAGTAATATAATTTTTTAATTTATAAATAATTGATTTATATAAAGTTATATTTTTATCAAGAATTTAATAGTCATATATCTTAAATAAAATCAATTATTTATAAATTTTTAATTTTTTGACTTATTTTTGAAAAAATAGATTAGATTAATAGCATACTAACAGAAGGGGTGAATATACATCATATTTTGATAGGGACATAATAAGTTTTTGCATTGCATGTATAATTTCACCTTTTAAATTTTTGATTATTTAAAATGTCATTTAGTGGGGTATATAAGATATTTAATATCTAATATATCTGGAGTAATTTTATGTATAGGTGTAGTACAGAAAAATTAAACGCTCCGTCACGACAACCTATTAAGCCCGGAAAAAAATCGATCAATTATCAAAAAACAGGTGTGCCGTATGACGTAATGAGGGTAATAAAAAATACCGCACAAAAAATTAATAAAATACTGATCAAAACGTCAATAGCGGTTAATATGCGTGACATGACAATACCGGTTAATTCGATGTATAAAAAACCACACGGATTGATAAAAGAGCTGTTGTTGCAAAAAAAATTTACCGATGATGAAATATTATCTTCAGTACAAAAAATATACGGTACAGGTAGTTATATGACAAAACGACATGCAATTAATTTGATAAGATCGGGTATTAATAAAGGTCTTATTTTTGTATTTGATGAATTTAGAAATATTGGTCGTGTAATTATTGACAAAGATGGGAATCGTAAAATGTTGCCTTATAAACCAAGAAAATGTATTCGTAAAATCAAAAATGAAAAAACTATATAGTTACCAAAAAATGTTGCTTCCGTTTTATTTTGCGTTACAACATGCCGCATTATTTTGGAAAATGGGATTAGGAAAAACAATAATGACTATTAGACTTTGCAAAATATATACAGATTGTCGGAGATTGTTGGTAGTGACTCCATTTTCCGCGTTTAATTCCTGGGAGACGGAATTGATCGATGAGAACCAAATTTTTGTTAAGTTGGTTGGTAATCGAATACAACGATTGGATGATCTAAATAATGTGTTTGACTTTCCATTAGGAAATAAATCTAAAATTTGGTGCATTATAAACCCAGAGGGGCACAGAGTAATCCCAGAAATTGCTGACTATCCTTTTGATGTGGTTATAATTGATGAATCGGTTATGATCAGCAATCATACAAAGATTTCGAAATTTTTCAGAAATAATTTTAGGTCAGCTAAACATCGTTTTATATTGTGTGGTACTCCAGCGCCTGAAACCGAATTACAATATTACTATCAGTTAAAATTTTTAGATGATTCGTCTTTGAATGAAAAATCATGGTATGAGTTCAGATTAAAAAATTTTAGACTAATAAATAATTATGAATGGAAAATTACAGATAAAGGAAAAAAGTATTTATCAGATAAATTAAATAAAGTGTCATCATTTTTAACACTGTCAGATTTACAGGAGAAAATAAAAATGATATATGTAAGAAGAATTATTCCATTACCTATCAAACTAAAATTAGCATATGACACGTTAGAATCTGAATTCTATTATGAATTAGATGGGATAAATCACGATACAATATTTGCCACACAAAAATATATTTGGTTAAGAAAATTGTGTGGTGGGATACAAGATAAATTAGGAATGATTTCACATCATAAATGTGATGAAATTTATAATCTAATTTCTACTGAATTAAAAGATCAGCAATTTTTAATTTGGTGTAAATTCATTGATGAAATACAAGGATTATTGAAATATTTATCAAATAAAAACGTTTCGACAAATTATATTTGTGGTT